AGTGCCGCCATCCACGGGCGCTTGATTGCTAGTTCCTTGCGAATCTGTATTTGTTCCTCGTCCATCTGGTGGCCCCCCGCTATCGCTTCCTCCAATTGGTCGTGGTTGAATGCGTCTAGCCGCAATTGTTTTTGCGGAGATAAGCCCTTTTGCGATGTCATCGGGAATTTTTCCAGATTCATATAGTCCGTAAGTGTCATCTTCCATCTCCTTTAGTAGTTGCTCTTTATTATAGCCATTCATGCCCGTTTGCAAATAGGCGGCGGCTTCTTCTCCTACAACTTCTCTCGCTTTACCGAATCCCAAATTGTTATTAATAATCATCGTAGGAACTTGGCCGTCTTCCAATAACTCAAAGGCTGCCCGGCGTGCTTTAAGGTTCGCCGGTAGTGCAACGCTAAGGGGCACGGTACGGGCTAGGCTGGTCTTGTCGCCTGCGTTAAACTTCTCCCTTGACTCCATGGCCCTTTTGACCACGCCGTCTTTCCATGCGTCTTGTGGGGCCCTGTCGATGAATACAAACTGGCCGCCGTAGCCGTGGCCCTTAGCCATGTCCATCAATTCTTTAGTCCATGCGCTATCGTCGGAAACGCTATCAAGAACAACGGGATAATCGCCTGCCTTGATAATGTCTTTGGTTGCGGTGCCTTTGCCGCTGCCGCCGCCGCCGCCTAAAACTAGAAACTGATTATTACCCTTGCCCTTCATGAGCGCCATGGCTTCGTTTAACATGCGCATGTTAGCATAAGATGCGGCGTCGTGAATTGTGCCGGAATTGGTGCCGACGTAGGTGGGAAACTGATCACGCCAATCGTCGCAATTTAGGGTAATGCTAACAAGCTCGCCGCTATCGGGGTCGAAGGTGCCATTTTTGGCAAGGTAATCCCGGCGGAAATTTACCCATTCCCGGCGAATAAGTTCTTGCGCTTCTCGGTGTTCAGTTGCTTCGGACTCGTTCAAATTGTAAAAGCTTTTAGGCGGTAGTGGCCCGTTTGGATAGTTCTGTTCTTCGTATTCTTTCCAGCCTGGCACGACTTCCATAGGCGGCGGGATGACGCCTTTTTTTCCGTTCCTGAGTGTAACGGCCACATTGCCGCCGCCTACACCGAAGTATTTTTCGCCGCCGGTGGGCGCCTTCTTTGCTGGTTCCGCTGCCGGTGCTGCTGGTGCCTCTGCCTGGGCGGGTGCTGGTGCTGCGGGTTTGACCTTGGGCCCGGTGGCTTTGCGTAGTGTCTTGCCCTTCTGTGCGTAAAGGTGTTCCCGGCCTGCGTCTGTGAGTTTTCCCACGGAGTCAACGAATCCTTTGGCCATTAGCCCGCCCATGGCTTCAAGGTTGATATGCGCCGGGTTGTGTGGCTTCTTATTGGATTTGAGTCTTATGGCGTCTAGGGCAAGGGCTTCGGGGCTCATGCCTTTGACTGCGGCGGCGGGCTCGGGTACGGCTACGGGGTCGGGTGCGGTGGGTTCATCCTTGGCGGCGACAAGTTCGCCGTCTTGCCATTGTCGGCCCTGGGCGTCGATGCCGGTGAAGCCTGGTTCATCGGCCTTGGCGGCGTCGGCGGGTTTGGGTTCTTCGTCTTGTGGTTCGCCGAAAAGTGAGGGGCCTACATCTTGGGCATTTCCTCCCCGTACATCTCCCGGTAAGTCTGCTTGTCTCTCTCCTCCTGTTCCCTGGTCGTCTTGAGGATTTTGACCACTTGCTCGCACATCGTTTTTGTTTGTTCCGTCGATAATTTCATGAATGGCCGATCTGACGTCGGCAAGGGATTTTTCGACGATGGCTTTCTTTGATCCTTTGGCATTCGCATACTCCTCTACATGGGCGTTGATGGCGTCGCTCAACGGCCCGCTTAAGTGTTGAAACTGTTCGTACGCCTGTTTGATTCTATCAGCTTCTTTAGATAGGTCTTTATTTTTATCGACTTGCAGCACATTCCCAGCGCCGGCAATATTCTTCGCCCGGCGGGCATTGCCTGCCATTGCGTAGTCGTTCACTTCCTGCGTTAGCATGTTTCTGATTTTTGTTTTTAGCTCGGCCTTCTCTAGAAATAAACTTTTCCCGTCGTCGTTGTTCCCGAATAAATCCATTTGGCCGCCGCCGCTTTTTGTCGGGGTGCGGGAAATATCTATCGCCGCTTGCTCTAATGTTGCGGCGTTAAAGTCTTTATTAGTTTTGTCTTTTTGCTCTAGGTAATGGTTGTAAAGCTGTTCTTGCTGACTGTGGTCTTTTAGGTGGCGGCCGATAGCTACGGCCTTGTCTTCGTCTAAAATGCCGCTGGCTAGGTCGTTAAAGATGCGATTGCTTAAGCCTTTTAATTGGACTGCGTTATCGACCACTTTTTCCTTTAGGCTGACGCCGTGGCCCTTCATGTCTTCGACTGTTTGCCCCGACTCCCGCAAAAACTTTGCGGCGTCCAGTGCGGTGCCCCTGCCCTCCGCCATGTTGATCAGTGCGCCGGTGCTGCGTGCGGTGGCTGCATCGGGTGCCAAGATCATTTGTACATTCATCTTTTTATGGCCTGCACGGTTCGCCAATTCCATTCGATGATGGCCATTAACCACATACACTTGACCGTCTGCGGGGTCTTTCCATGCGTGTACGACGCCGGCGAACAAGCTATTGAACTTCGATACATTTTTGAGGTTGTCGCCTGCGCCGGTGGTGCTGTCTAGTTTTTGCTTGTACTGAAAACGGGTGGGGTCTACCTTGATGGTGGCGGTGTCTAGGCTGAGAAGTTCGCCGGCCTCCCCGATGCCTTTTTGCTCGCCGCTGTCGGTGGCTTTTTCCGCTGCTGCTGCCGCTTTGGTTTCGGTAGGCGTTGGCTTGACTGCGGGGGCTTCTTTGGGGGCTGGTGCCTCGTCGGGGGCCTTTAGCTTAAAGTCATCGGCGGTCAGGCCGTGATCGAAATTGTCGTTGCCAGCATTTTGCAGCTTGGCCAATTTTGTCACTGCAAAATACTTGGCGGACTGGTTGTTGACGACGGGTTTTCCGTCCACAATTGGGAATGCCGTGACCTTGCCATGGCGTTTGCTGTGGGCTAAATACTCATTACCTTGTTTGTCTTTGAAGGTCTTTCCCAGAACAATGCGGTTGAAGTCGTCTTGCTCTTTGCTTTCGTCTTGGTCTGAATCTTCTGCCGCTGGCCCCTTCGATAACTTCGTCAGGTCTTCCACGCTCATCTTCATGAGGTCGTTAGCCAGTGCGGCGACGTGCTCGGGCGGTGTGTCGGCGTGTAGTGCGTCTACTCGGGTTGCGGCGTCGTTGCTGGATGGGGATTGCCCGGCGGGAAGTGATGTGCTGGCGGCGGCGTTGATGTTGGCTTTTTCGGTGGCGTTTGGATTTTTAACTTGGCGGCCATCTGCGTAATAACGGGTATGGCCGAGCTTGTCTTTTTTCTGGCCGGTGTAGCCGGCTTCAAGAATGCGCTGGCCCTTGGATTGGTAGGCTTCGATTAATATGCGAGCGATAAAAGCGCCCTGAGCGGCGGTCATATTTTTCATGTGATGGGCCTTACTAAAAAGCGCCGGGCGCCTTAGGAAAGCGCCACGACGGTGATATTATTTTCTGTCTGAGTAATGCCGAGGATTAGCAAATACTTAAGCCGTGCCTCATCGGCGTCGATGGCCGGTAAGGTTAGGGTTGGATTGTCACGGATGCTGCAACGGAATTGGCTTGCCGCTGGTGCTGGTGTGGGCGCCTGGATGCGTGCCCCCTCGGTGGATGATTCCGAAGGTAGCACGCTAACAGGGGCGGACGGTGAGGGTACTTTCTTAGCCATTAGTCATTGTACCCTAAGACTACGAACCTTGGGTCTCTAACAGCGGCCACGCCCATTAACGATGCCTTAACGGCGAGGGCGATGTCCTGTTCAAATTCACGGGGGTTGTTTGCTGGCGCTTCAACGACGGTAAGCGGTTTTGCTTCCCTCCAGATGAAGGTCTTTTTGAAGTCGCCTAAAAGCACATAGCTATCTGTGAGTGATGCGCTCACGCCGGACTCAATCAACAGGCGGCGAGCGTGTGGGCTCGTTAATACCTGGTAGTCGGTATCCAGTGGGTTAGGCCCTTCGATGTGCTCAGGGTTGCCGCTGGTCGCAAAGTTGCCAGACTTTACGCTGGTTGCACTGAATACCTTTTTAGCACGGTATTTTTGCGCTGGCATAACGAACAATTGTTTAGGCTCGATCAAGATGTTTTTCCCGGTATTGGGATCGACCATCTGAGCGAATAACTGTTCCATCGAATTGATCGACGTCCAGTCAGTTAACGTGAAGGTTTCAATCTTATTGACCCATGCCCCGGTGGTGAGGTAGGTGTTATAAGAGTTGCCGTTCCACTTATGCGCATTGGTAATACCCAATACCATTTTAAGAATGCGCTCTTCTCTTGCAAGCCCGCAATAGGTGCCTACGCTGCCTGCACTGTCGAGGATTTGGCCGGTGAGGTCGGAGTAAATTGCCTCCATGGTAACGCTACAAATTTTACCGATCTTCTCGATTGCAGGATACTCGATGTAATTTGCACTGAAGGAAGTTTGTGGGTAAGGCATGCCCTCTTCCACTTTTTCCACGGAGTCGGTCACGTTCGACAACCATGGAACTTTTTGTTCCTTCAAGTTGCCATTGGTGACGGGAATTGTGTCACACAATTCATCGCCGATAAGTTTTGCGAGTTCAAACTTATCTTTAATTTCATTCACTAAAAGCTGGCCAGTGATGGCGGTGAAAGCTGAAGCGCCGGTAGCTTCTGAAGCTTCGGTGACCCTCATGCCGCTGTTATGGCGCTGAAGGTTTTCAGCCCAGTTGTCGCCCATGAAACTTTCAGCGAGGTTGCGCAAACTGATTGCGTGCCTGCTAAGTTTGCCGTCTCGGATTGCTTCGCCAAGGAACTTGGACGCCTTGCCGATTCCGTACGATTCAGTCAATTTTTTCAGTCTGTTACCAATACCCATGATGCCCGTCCTTTCAATTGTTTTTTTGGTTTACTTGCTTACTGCGTTTAAGGTGCTGAGAAGTTGTATTTTAACTTTGGTTGCGGATGCGCCGGTGTTCTCGATCACCCGGCCGATTGCTAGTGCCACGCCGGAAACTTTTGCAACGGTGCCATCGAGCATGTTGTTGCCGCTGTCTTTTGCGGGGCCGACAAAATCACCAAATTCATAGGTCGCTGAAGATGCGTCGAACTCAAATACGCCGCTGCAATCAATGCGAACAATGTTGTCGGTGCTGTTGCCGAAAACCCTGGCTTCGGTGGCTAGCTTTTTTTGGCCGCTGGTGCCTAAAAAAGTAAGTGCGAATGCGGTTTGGGTGGTTGCAATGTTGGTATCCCAAGTATGCTCGGATGCCTTAATAACGTAGTTGGTCGTGGTGTCGTACCCAACGATGTCGCCGATTGAAACGCTGTTAGCGGTGGCGATGGGTGCGGAAACGGGGTTCGTTTCTCCATACAGATATCTGGCCATGGGTCACTGTCCTTTCTGGTGCTACTTATTGAGCAGTTCGGTAACGAATGTGTCATAGCTCTCACTTACAACCGCTACCGAGGTTGAAATGGGCTTTACGGCGCTGCGCTTGGCTATTGCTTTGCGGTCAGCGATTAACTGGGGCCATGCGCTTTCTTTGAGTCGCATGAGTTGCGAAACAAAAATTGGCGTAATGGCTTCGGTTGGAATTTTGGCTTCTTTGCATCTCTGCAAGAGTTTGGTTTTTTTAAGTCCTAAAGATTCCTTGACCCTATAGGCGTCAAGTTCATTCATTAATGCTTGTACTTTAGGGTTGATTGATTCTTTGGCTTCCTTCTTGAATGGTGGCGCCTTGCCTGGGGCTTCTTCATCGCCTAGTAGGTCTTGTTCCATCTGTGCGTTTTCGTCGTCGCCATCTGCCTCGTCAACGGACTCCATGTCTTCGTCTTCGTCGATGGGCTCGGGCGCTGGCAATGGTGGTGCCATTTCGTCGCCATCTGGTTCGGGTTCGCCTTCTGCTACTTGGTCGTCGTCCATTAATTTAAGAGCGCCTAAAACCTTCTTGCGCTTATCGGCGCTTGATAGGCCGGCGTCGTTGATGATTGCCATGATGGCGTTGCCTAGGTGGGTGGCAAAGTCTTCGCCCTCATCGCCGTCGGCCTCTGGTACGGGCTCTTGGCCCATGTCGCTATTAATCATTGGCGGTGGTGCCATGCCTGGAAGTTCGTCGTCTTGCATTTCAGTAATCCTTTCGTCCTGTTCGGTGCCTAGTAAAATTTTTCCCATTTGTGCTGTTTCGTCTTCGCCGTCGGCTTCGTTTGTTCTGCCGTAATGGGCGCCTGTTCTTTCGTTCGACGGCTTGGAAGCCATTTCTTTTCTGGCTTTTTCCCAGCCATTTTTCCAATTTAATTGCTTAGTCGTGTCGCCCATGCGTGGGTGCTGGTTGCTTTTGTCGGCTATGCCCTTGTAAGGATTTTGGTCAATCCATGCGCCATCGTAAAACGCTCGATAGCCATCTTTTTCCCCCGCTGTCGGGTTGTGATCCTCAGCAATCTGTTTCATTTTGTAACTTTCAAATAGGCCCTGGGTCGTCGCTGGGTCGGCCACGAGGTCAACGCTGTCAACGTCTTTTATTTCAGTTACCAGTTCGCCGCCGGTGGCGGTGTTCTGCACTTCTGCGGTTGCGTTATGGCTTAGGCCGATTGCGGTGGGGTCGTTCTTAATCCACCATCGAAATGCTTCGGCTAATGGGTGCGCCGGGTTGTATTGCAAGTCGCCATAGAGGCCATCGCCCTGCATGCGGACATTGACCATGCGACCGAAGCGCTCAGAGAATTTGCGGGGGTCGGTGCCGGTGTTATGATCGAGGTTTACTTTGACGCCTTCATATTTATGCGCTGCTTTGATCAATGCTTCACGGGTGTAGGTGCGATTGTTGCGGCTCTTGAAGCCGAGGATTTTGCACCCTGGTACGGTGGGGGGTGGGGAATTTTCCCCATGTGCCACGACGGTCATGGCTGCCATGCGGGGCAAGCCTTTGATTACGTCTTCACGGATGTTTAAATATCGACTCATGAATATAAATGACCCGTTGGGCGAAAAATAATTTACTCGGTAAATATTCTGAGCATCTCTAATCCTTGGTCATAAAGTGCGAGGGCGTCGCCTGAGGTGTGCCCAGTCAGGCGGGCGGTGGCGGTCAGGCTAAGGTGATCGACTAAACGATGCCGCATAACGATGGAATGCTCAGGCGGCAATACTTCGAGGGCGTCGGCGAGTAGGTCGAGGGTTAGTTCTGATTGCGTGCTGGTCACGTCCACAATGAGCGTATCCATGACGCCCTCCCATTGCGGCCTCTTGGCGAACACATAACGATAGACGCTGCCCTTGATCCATAATCTTGCATAGGCCCCGAACGTGACGCCCTTGGTGCTATCCCATTTGCGGGCGGCTTTGAGTAGGCCTAGCCAGCCCTGCTGGATTAGGTCGTCCATTTCGGTGTGAATGTAGGTGTGATATTGAGATGCTATTTTTACGACTAGCTGTTCATGCGCAAGGATGGTTTTCTCGTCTACCATGCTGGGGCCCTGCTAGAACGTGGGTGCTTCGGCGCTGTTGTCGCCTGTGTCCGAAGCTGGCGCCCCGGGTGCTGCTGCGCCGGCGTCGTCCTGTGCCGGTGGTGCTCCTGCCTGACCGGCGCCGCCTGGTGCGCCTTGCTGTGGCGGCTGTGCTGGGTCAAGCTTTAGATTTTTGGATTCTGTTTCGTAATCTAATCCGAGTTCGGCGCTGATGGTTTGCTTCGACTTAATGCCCATGTCTAGGTAAGCCTTATTTGTTGAGGCTTCTTTGTCGGTGTCTCGGGTCACAAGGCTGGGCCCTTCGGCCTTAATTGTCACGTCGGTGAGTACGCTGGCGGGAAGAATGCCATGGTCGATAGCGGCACGAATTTGGCGCCATATAAGCGAGCGATTGGGATTAAGTCTTCGCTCTCCGAATGCTCCGCCTAGCATTGATTGCATGCGCTTGAATGTGCGGTGGGCTGGGCCCTCGGCGACAAGTGCGCTTGCATAATTATTATTGGATGCGTCGGCGCTCATCATGGTTTCGCTAATGCCATAACGGGAAGCGATAGCACGCAAGTTAGCCTGCAAGGTTTCGATTAAGCCGCCGGCGTCTAGGTTCGCCGCTGGAAACTCGTAGTCGATATTATCGGATGCGGTCAAAATGGTACCGAAGCCCATGCGGCTAAGGTTTGAGACTTGGCCGGTCGAAGGGTCGGAGAGCGTGGCGTCGGTGCTCTGTGCTGATAATGCCGCCAGTGCATCGGGGGCGGCGTCTTTTACTTTTCTGATAACGGCGAATTTTGCCCGTGCCTTTGCCAAGGTGATAAGGCTGGTTAGCAAGTCTTCGCAAAATCTAAAATTACCCTCGACTGCGTAGGTGGTCGGCAGGCCCCGCTTGGCATTGCTGTCGGTGTTCAGCTTTAGATGGATGATATCCTCGGCGGGCACTAATGTCGGCGTTAGGCTGTCATAGGGGCGTTCGATCACCCAATAGCCTCGAACGTCCATCGCATCTTCGGGGTCGGATTCGATGCCGAAACTGTGATCGGGTCGGGTGGTGCTGTCCTCGGGTGAGCGTACTAGCTCAGGTTCGATGAAGCGCAACGTAATCAAGCCGCCCTGCTGGGGGAATGATCTGATGAATACTTCGCCATCGACGTGAAGGCGGCGCATTGTCTCGGCTTCCATTTCGGGTAGCTGATTCGCCTCTCGGAATAGGTCGATTAGTTCTTGAACGTGGGTTATTAGGCCCTTGTCTACCGTCTTTTTGCGTGGCATTGCGGTGTAAGTAAGGCCGGTGCCGACGACGTAATTAATGTGTGACGCAACGGCGGCCAGTGCGTACTCATTGTTTTTGCAAATAAGCCGGGAGCGATCCCGAATCATTTTCAGTTGGAACCAAGTTATGTAAGTCGGGAGCGATTCGCCGGTGAGCCGGTTGTCACGTCGGCTAAGGTATTGGGTGCCGCCATCCGAAAACCCGTAGGGGCTTTGTTCGGCGAATAGGTCACGACTATCGCCGTAAGGAAAAAAGGGCATTGAGCCCATGAAGTCGGTGCTTTCCATCGCTTTTTTAATGTTCATCGTGTTCCCGGTGGCTTAGGTGATATCGATGACTGCGAAGCCGGTTAAGCGCCCGCCGCTTTTGATGTCGAGATTAAGGCCTTTGCCGCTGGCGGTCTTGCAAAGCGGGATGGCCACGGTGCCGATGTTGGTCACGAATTGCTGTAGGTCGGAGAGGATTATCGGGCCGGTAAGCTGTAGGCCGTCCGAGTCTTCAATCTGAAAAGCCACGCCGTTTAGGTTGGTCACGGCGAGCATGAGCAAGGTAACGACCTTGGACGCTTCGAGCGTTTTGAGGTTGTAAATTCCTGCGCCATTAAAATCAATTACCACTGTAGAAACTGCCATGAGAATCTCCTTTACTATAAATGACCAGTTACACGTTCCACTGCACTGGAAGCCGGTAAAAAGCACGCAAGATTGAAGGCGTCGGCGAGGTCGGGCGATTTGCCAAGTCGGCGTTTGGTCTGCGTCTTTGCCTCGACGACCCGGCGGTTCATGCTGTCCACCACGAAAACGGGGGACTTAAGTTCGGCCAATAACTGCTGTTGTGCGGCTAAGGGCAATTGCTGCATGGATAGGTTGCCGTCACGGGCGAGCTCTGCGGCGAGGAACCATAGCTCGGAGCGTAAATTTGGGAAGTCGCCGGGCCAGTTGCTAACGGTGCTACTGTTCACGCCCACGAATTTAAAGCGCTCGGAACCGGCGCCGCAACAATCGACGACGCCGGCGCCTAGTCCGCCCTCATCGATGTAGCACGGGATGGTGCGGGCGTGCTGTTGGGGTGTGCTGTGTTCGGAGGCTAGCTCCTTCAATCGCTGCGCTGTCTGCGTGATTGTCCAACCCCTATGGGCTTCAATTGCGATGATGCAACGGCCCTTCCTCGTTACCATAACGGTTCTGTCATCGCCGAAACGGGCAACGTCGCAACCAATTGCGATAAGCCAATTAGGCTCGATGTTCATGGGCTGCAAGAGCAAGGCCAGTGCGCTGTCGCCCCATACCGAGTTGATTGCTCGGGTCGGCCATCTGCCTAGGATTTGAATTTCAAACAAAGGGTCTTCCGGTAGGTAGGTGACGCCCTCGAATGTAAAGGCGTTCCATGGGTGCGGCTCGTCGGGGGTCAGGCGTTTGCATTCACCTTCGAGCCGGTCAACGACTTGCTGGTAAGTTACGGCGCCGGGTATTATGTTGGTTCGGCTGGTCACGTTGGGGTGGTCTAAGGCGCTCATTTCGAGCACGGTATGCCTGCCGCTTGCTTCTTCTGCGTATGCCGGTGATGAAACGTCGTAAGGGTTATAGATGCCGAGAAAGCAATAGGAAGGGCCATCCGATAGCATGGTTCGAGCCCGTTCCCAAAATATCTTATCGACGCCGGCCGCCTCGTCGAAAACAATCATGAGGGCGGTGCCGTGCCTGCCCTGGAATGCGTCAGCTTTGTTTGCGGTGAGCCCGTGAATAAAGTGATTTGGTGATTCTTCAAGGCGTGTTGCCTTCGGTAAAAAGTGGGGGTCACGGGGTCGAATGTTGCGAAGTTCTTTGAATAATAGGTCACTCACTTGGATATGTGTGGGGGCGGTGGTGAGCACTAAGCCGGGGTTATGCCTGTCATAAAACCACGACGCCGCAAGGGATGCGATGAAGGTTTTTCCGACGGCGTGCGCTGCCCTGACTAATACGCTGTAGGGCGGTTGCGTGAGCGCTGTAAGTATTTGCGCCTGCTGTGGTGTGATCTTGATGCCTTTGGCGGCTGCGTAGGCGATTGGGTCGGCTGGTAGTGCGGTATTGAGGGCGGCGAGTTCAAGACGGGTGCGGCGTGCTAGGGCGAGAATTTGGCTGGCTTTCATAGAAGGCCTCCTGCGCCAACTTTAGGGTTTATAAGCTCGTTTATTAGTCTTTTAACCCTCTCTGATTCTTCCTCGATATCTTTCATTTTGGACATTACTGTTTTGTAGTTGTCGTGGTTAATTGCTAGAGCAAAGACACTGCATAGCAGTAAGGAAACGCTAAGCACAAACAGAATTGTTAAGATTTGGCGGGCCTTCATACCTTAGCCTTTCCTATCTATTCTGATGGTGTGCGCAAAATAAGATTCGAGCTCATCGTTTTCGGCCCTCAGTTTTTTATTAGTTCTGGCGGCGGTTTGCAGTGAAGCCTTGTGGTTTGACACTGACGTGCGGAGCGTTTTCAAAGTGGCTTTAACCCGCTTTAATTCGTCTTTTAACTTCTTCATCTCCGCTGCGCCACGGGCGGTCAGATTTAAGCTTCGTGTATAGCATAGGTTGCATAGGTCTTTTAGCCCGTACATTTTAATAACTTCTTTGCCGCATTTAGCGCAATTCATTGGTCTTTTCATAATTTTCCTGTTGTTAAAACCCCATCGCAAATGGATCTCACCCCCAGTTTTTCGGCCACAAGCCTACTCTTCTGATATTCTGCGATGGGATTAGTCCTTTAAATTTGTTGGTTCTTATTTACCGTCATCCAGCCTCGCAATGGAGTGCGCTGCCATTTCGCCACGGATTGCCTGCACCTCCTTTTTCAAGTCGTCCAATTCTCTGCGGTCGGTAATTTTGGCGAAGAGCTCAGGCCGGCGGCGTTCGAGTAGCCACGCCGAGGTTTGCCAAGTCAATTTGGCGTGGGTTTGAAGGTTCTTGAGGTTGTCCGTTATAAAGTCGTCCTCGGCTTTGGCCATAGCTGCGACTAGTTCGCCATGAATGCCGGTGGGCTGTTTCTTGCCTCGGTTGCGCCAATGGTAAAGGGTGGTTCGGTTAATGCCGGCGGTGGATGCCGCAACGGA